TCCTACATCACCTGTAACACCTTGAGGACCTGTCGCACCAGTTGATCCAGTTTGACCTACGGGTCCTGTAACTCCTGTTGCACCTGATGGTCCAGTACTTCCTGTTGCTCCTGTTGATCCAGTTGCACCTGTACTTCCAGTAGGTCCAGTTGAGCCAGTCGCTCCAGTAGGACCAACGGCTCCTTGTCCACCAGGTGAAGTAACTGTGACAATGTTGTTGACTTCATCAACGGTAACTACATTTGTAACGGCTGTAACATTAACATTAGGCATTGAGTGTCACCTGATCTCTTACTGTTACGCTACCTTGCATTAGTCTGGTGACAACGCCACCACTTTCTATTTCTAAATCATAAACATAAAATCCACCATCAATAGCAGCAGTCTGTGCTGTTGTAGCAGTCAAATTAAGTGTGCCAGTCAAAGGTGTAATCACAATTCCTGAACTTGGAGAAGAAAGAGTCAACACAGCATTATCAGCACCAAACTTAGGACGAACCTGCATACGAGCAGTGTATCCAGTTAGGTTAAATGGAGTTCCGTTGTTGTTGTCGTAGTCAACTTGGAGTGTCCATTGAGCACCCTGATCCATTGTGATATTGTATATGCCTGCTATAGCCATGTTATTCTTTCTCCGTAGCCCAGATTAAAAATCCGCCAAGTGCGATGAAACTAATAGGAGGAAAGATTAAGAATAAGCCATATGCTGCTAGTCCTACACCAATTACTTCAGTCGTTAATGACCAGTCTATGTTTGGCTTCTTTGTTTTCATGTTTCTCCTTATAGTGAAAAGAATCTTGCTACAGGCTTTACTGGTACTGGCACTGTGGCACGATCATAAGAAAAGATTGATGCTACGCAAGCGTCAATCTTCTTTTTGCTGTTTGCTTTTTGAATCATGAGTCCTCTTGAGGATGTTTTCGTCATAGAGTTTGCTACATGTCTATTTAATGCTTCATGGCCAGAATGAGTAAATGAGTTATTCATAACTGCCTCATAAAATTTGGCTGTTGCTGGTACCATTCGTTCTGCTGAGTTTGGATAAGACACGACGGGCATTCCCTCTTCATCAAATAGCATAAAAGTTCTAGAATATCTGGCAGGATCAAATACTACCTCACGAATGCTGTAGTCTGGATTTCTGTATGCCTCTATTATAGCAGATTCTACCTCAGCAACTGGAATGAACCAGTTCTGATCTGCATCATCTGGTCTTTCCCAAATTGCTAAAACATCTAAGTGAGGCTTTTCTCCACCAAGATACCAAGCAACAATTGCTGTTGAGTCTCCATTAAAGGATCCGTCAAAGCCTAAGATAACATCTTCGCCAGGAATTTGTTCTCTGTTCTTAACAGTTAACGCATCCCAAGCATCTGTAGGAATCCAAGTCTGAGCAGAGTCAGTCCATAGATTAAGTCTTTTAGTTTTAAATTCAGCCTCTGGAGTCAAGAGCGAAGCAGACTTCATATCTTCTGCAGATAGGATATCGCCATAAGATGGATTTGCTAAACGCCAGTTATCTTCGTCCTTGTAGTTAAGTTTTTCATCGCCCTGATACCATGCAAAAAAGAAGGAAGGATCTTCAACCTCTCCTTTGGATAGTTGTACGCCTCTATTGTACATTTGAAAACAGAGGGACTCTTTACCTGATGAGTCATACTTCGTTCCAGCAGTGGTAATTGCTACAAGCATTGGCTCTAAACGAGCACCCATAGAAAGTGACATAGTGTCGTATAGTTCTCTATTTGGCTGTGAGTGCAACTCGTCAAATGCCACAAATGTAGAGTTTAAACCTTCTTTTGTGAACGCTTCTGACGAAAGGGCTCTATAGACGGTACCTGTACTAGGATTATATATAACATCTCTGAATGTTTGTAATACCTCTGAGAGTTCTGGTTCTAGTTCAACCATTCTCTTTACCGTTTTAAAAATAATCTTAGCCTGCTCTTTATCTGCAGCACAAGAATAAATCTGTCCACCGTTTACGCCAAGCAATAACTGCTCTAGCACCAGAGTGGATAGAAGTGCAGACTTGCCTGCTTTACGAGGAATCCCAATCAAAGCACGGCGATGTTTTAGAAGGCCATCTTCGTTTTCTGCATATAAATTGATAAGCAGTTCTTTCTGCCAGTCACGCAAGACTAGTTTCTCGCCAACATTACCAGCGATAGAGTCTTCTGTAATACGACAAAGCGTCTCAGCAAAATCAATAACATCATATCCACGGCTATTAGCCTTCTCAATATGTGAGACAGGAGACAGATATGTTGGAGGCCAATGTTCTATTTTGTTCTCCATGATTAACCCTTGAATGCCAGAGAGAGCCTGTCGTTATCAAAATCAATCTCTAAGACTTGAACTTCTACCTCATGGCCAACTGTAAATTGCTCAGGAGTCCATTTGCCCATCTTAGATTTATGAACTAAACCAGATACTAGGCCAAGGGACACGAAGACTCCAAAATTATTAATTCCAGAAACTGTTCCTTTATATGCCAGGCCTTCTTTAAGTTTGCTAAGGTGAATCATCTTTTCTTGCTTTAGGTCAGTGTCAATAAGAGCCTTGCGAGATATTACAATGTTGCTCTTGTGTCGTTCAAACTGAATGATCTTGGCTTCTACTGTTTGACCTACAAATGTAGTAAAGTCTGCATCTTTATTTATGTGAGATTGTGATGAAGGTAAGAATGCTCTTACTCCAATATCAACAATCATTCCACCTTTAACAACCTTGGTAATAACACCAGTAACAACCTTTTGCTCAGAGTTCCAGATAGCCTCTACCTGATCCCATAGAGAAATTACTTCTGCTTCCTTCATGGATAGGACGAACTGTCCTTCTTCATCAAGTCTGATTATGTTGGCTTGGACCATTTGACCAATAGACAAGATATCGTAAACATCAAACACTCGTCTTGCTGATATCTCCTTCATTGGAATAAACGCTTCCATCTTGGATCCTATATCAACAAGAACTCCATCACGATCAATCTGAACCACTATGCCCTTAACCATATCGCCAATTGCGTATGATCTCATGGATTCATCTATTGCTCTTAGGAAGTCTTCTGCTGTCCCTATGTCGTTAATTGCTATCTTGTTCATTGTCTGCCCCTTGGTTGATTGTGTCTTCGTCAAATACTATTTTAGCACGACGCTCTCTCTTCTCCAATAGTCTATCAATTGAAGTTGCTGCTCGTACTTCTGCTACACCTAAACGAGATCTAGAAACTGGATCAAAGCCCAGTGAGGTCAATGCATCTGTGTATGCTTTGTTAATTGCCACATATGCCTTAGCATCAGCAGGCTCTGTAGAAATCATATAACGGTCTCTTGCTGCTTCATTAGCATCAGCCAAATGCGATGCATTCTTGATAGCCTCAATATCACTAACAGGACTAAGCCAAGTTACGGCTATTCCCCAAGCACGATTCCATAAATCTAATCCTGAATGCTTAAGACTCTCAGGTGGTGTTGGTATTTCTTTAGCCATTGGCAAATGCGTAATCACATTTAAATCAGGCAAAGGTCGTCCTCCAGGGTTGCCAAGAAGTCTTTTAATCTCATTAGGCTTTGGAGGCCTTCCCGCAGTTGGTTGAGCCATTTTTTAGTTTTTTCCTTTTCTACTAATTCCTTTTTGCAACATGGTAGACAAACTTTGTCCAAATGTCCAAATCTTGTATTTTCGCTATATTATATGCGAAAGGGCAGCCAGGGTAAACAAAGATTATTCACGCTCAACTTTTGACCCGTACCCAGGGTCTGCCAGGGATGGGTGCGAGGGTGGTTGTCTTAGTTTATATTTTTATCCTTTAGAACTATTGCATCTTCTGCATAAAACAGAAATGTTATCTAAGGTGTTCAATCCACCATTTGCAATAGATAAAATATGGTCTGCCGTCAGGTCTTTATTTGTTCCACATTTTGTGCACCAGGGCTGGAGGCTTCTTGCTAATCTTGATAATTTCTGCCACTCATAGTCGTATTGATTATGTCTTCTTCTTGGATTTCTGAGGGTCTGGAGTCTTGCACATTGATCGCATCTAGATTTTCTTACTAGTATTCCACATCCAGGGCACGGCCTATTAAATCTCATAATATAAAACCTTTGTATTAATTAATATAGTTAGTCTTGCTCTTCATTCAAAGATGAACATTCATCACAGTCTACATTATTATCATTATCATAGTTATCATACTTGACCATGTTACCCAGGTGGCTCTCATCTAATATCATTGCCTGTATGACTGCCTTGCCTACTAGCATATCCATTAGATCTACTGATAATCTTTCATCTGTTGTAATACCCACATTTATTGGGCCAAGCGTTATATTAATATCAAACATTCTTGCTTACCCTTAACCTCTCATCTAGTAGTTCTTCTATCATATCATTAATTAAATGCTTCTTGCTGTCTATTGTATCTGCTCTTAGTAGAATAGCATTAGATAGTTTCTCATCTATTAGTTGTATTTGATCAAGGTCTTGCTTAGTTATATTAGCCATTGCTTTATCTGTCCCGTCAAACTTTATGGGTGCACAATATCAGTTGCTATCATTATACAGGTTATTTTAAACAATGTCAAACTAAACTCCTTGCCTTAGCAATAGCAGAGATATCATACAGACCATTCTTTACGGGTATGTTGTGATCTCTAACTATCTTGTTAAGATCTATCTTGGTTATGTTCATCCATAGACAGATAGCATCTATATCTAACCAGAAGGTTCTATTGGGATTATTCATCGCCAGCCCTAATAGTCTATAGAGAGTCCATGAGGTACGACACTTATGACAGGTAACACCAGCCATGAGGTTCTCTATATCAATAACTATATGTGCTCTACACTCATCAGTAGGACATGGGATTCTTCTTGGTTGTTCTATGAACTTCTTATTACAGGCCATTCCTTTGCTATGGAGTTCCTTTATTAGTCCCGCAAACTCTTCCACCCAATCCTGTTGGACTGTCCATTCAAGATGGGCTAAGTGGAATGAGACTGTTGCAGCAACCTCTAGTTCTACTGTGGCTTCTCTCTTCAGTAAGGCTGGAGGAGTTAGGGACCTACCTCTACGGATGATTGCTTCATACTTATGCATGACCCCAAGCAATTCATTAGCCATAGAGTAATCTAGTGCGTTCACATTGAAACCAATTGATCTCTCTGTGCTTACTGTACCTGAGCCTGATCTTCCTGGAGTAACAAATGATGCAGCACCTTGTTGCAACTCAGGCAACTCAGCAAGGTTAGACTTAAGAGTACGATACTGACTCTTAGTTAACTTACCTACATTCATGTTGTTGTCCATCTTAGCCCCTTTGTTTGCTTACTTTGTTTCTAACTGCTTCATGAGATCATCAACATTGTTAACATCTTTGAACTCTTTCTTAATAACATAATCTTCTACAAATGCCTTGAATGTTTGCTGTCGTTGTTGCATCTTAGCAATGTTCTTTGGTAAGAATAATACAATAAGAACAGCGAACCAACTAAATATATATGCTGCTAATATCCAGCGTAGCATTCCTCTACCATTGGTATATGCTACTACACCTGCTCCAAACATCCAAAAGTATTGCATTAGTTCTTCTCCCATTCTTCTGTTTCTACCCAACCTATTTCTTGTTGAGTCCTTCCACAAACGATACACTCTGTCTCGTCCTTTGATGCTGCCTTACAATCTTTACAATAGTAGATCTTGTAGATCATTCCTCTATGCCTTCTATTTCTTTCAACTTCCATGCTGGTAATGGCTTACCAAATGCTTGATAATGTATGTAAGCATAAGCCTCATGCATTTTCTGTTTCTTCTCTTCTGCTGTTAGTTCTTTAATAGTGTACATATGCTTATCTCTTTTCGCATCTACTTCTTGCTCTGCCCTTTTATTTTGCTGCCATTTCGTCATGTATGCCTTCTTGCATACTCTACATTCTGTATGAAGTCTAGCCTTGTTCTTTTGTTGAGGACCAAAAAACTCTTCAGTTAGTGGCTTCTCAATCTTGCATTTAGAACAAACTCTAGACTCTTCCATGTTACCACTCTTTATCGCCTTCTTCATAAAGTGGTGTCTTAACATGATAAAGTGAATAGAACTTCTGAAGTCTATCTATTATCATAGTAGCAAATTTATGATGCTCATCTGATTCGTATGCTGATCTTTCAGGATTAGGAATCGTTTGGATTCCTGTTGTTAAGAATTCGCTTATGAACTTTAGTTCAAAGTCTGTTACTGGCTTCATTTATTTTTCTTCTCTCTTCTTAGTTGTTTGTGGTAATGTGACTTGCAGACCTTACGAGCATAGTTTGGATTGTCGCATCCATCTACTGTGCACCTTACCTTGTTTGTCTTGAATGTCTTCTTTGCTGATGCATTACGACATGCCTTGCAATAGTAGTCATAACTGTCTTCTGTTGGACGATAAGGAGTTCTTCTGTAGAACATACTTAAGTCCTTTAGTTCTTTGCATCTACTGCATTCTCTAGTCATAGTAATTCATACCTATCAGAGTTAATAAACTCATCATAAGTCATTGTGTACTTTGCTTGATTGCACTTGCGATGGCATGGTCTAACATTCCTTATGGTGTTTTCTCCACCTCTAGATGTAGGCACTATGTGATCTGGCCAAGAAGAAAGTTCTGATCCTTCTCCACGCTTAGGTGCATCAAAGTCAATTGCCTTATTGCAGATGTAACAGTTTGTTCCATATGTGTCAAACAATTGCTTTTCTGTCCAATTCTCATGATAGACACCTCTATCTTTGGCTACCCTTTTTCTACTTGCCTGTCTATATGTATGCATGTTTCTTTGAGCCTCAGCCTTTTTCATTTCGTATCTTTCTTGTGGGCTCATGCTGTTTAGGTAATCTAGTTGGTTACTACGAACACAATCTTTGCAATTACTGCGTAGTCCATACTTACCTTTTGGATGACTGTAAAAATATTCTAATGTTGCAGGATATGTCTCTTTGCATTGTGTGCATGTCTTTGTAGTAATCATTATGCATTCACCATCCCGTAATCCATCAGATATTCTCCAACGGTCATGATGCTCTTGTACTCATTGCAATCTACGCAAAATTGAGTTATGCTGTAATCTATTCTATCTGCAATGATTGTCTCGCAAAAAATGCAAATTGCTGCGTTCATGTTTTCTGTATTCATTTTATTCCCATTCCTATTAGTATTTGCAACATCTCTGCTGCATATAATAAGTGTATCACACTATTATGACGATTGTCAAAGAAATAGCCCTTTTTAGGACTTTTTTTAAAATCGTTATCATTTCGTTATAAAGTGTACCAACCAGCATCCCACAAGGTTAATAATCTATTGAAATATCTTTCATATTTATATCTAATAATATCAGTGCTGTATTTTGAGTATGCGTCTGTGGCTATTGCTCTATAGTCTAATGTCTTTACTTGTTCCGTCGCTTTTACGAACTCAGCCAGAGTATTGCATCTAAAGCCATTGAAGCCGTTCTGGACGGTTTCTGTGAAGATTCCTAGGTCTGTAGTCAAAACAGGGGTTCCTACGGCCAGAGCCTGGATATGGCTGTTACAGAAGGGTTCGTGGTACATGGTAGGACTAAAGGCTGCGATTGCTCCTCCAAGGAGTTCTGCTCTTTCCTTGGCTCCTACTTCTCCTATGTGAGTTCCATAAGAAGGGATGTAATTTCCTGATCCAGCAAAGATTAGTTTGGCTCCTATTGCCTTGCAAGTCTCTGCTGCAATATCTACGCCCTTGCGTTGAGTCATACGACCTAAGTAGACATAATAGTCCTTTTTGTCTAATTGCATTGGAAACTCTTCTACATTGTAATATCCGTTAACAACGCCATCATAGAAATTAATATCTATATCTGCTGCATTTCTATGCTGTGCATAAACTGCTGATCTCCAGGTATTGGATTCAAAGACTCTATACTTAGCAAATGTTCCACTATAGCCTATGCCCCATTCTACACTCATATGGTCAGGAAAGGCATCAGCAACAGGCTTTTGTGCAAGGCCACCAATTAGGCAAATAAAGTCCTTCTTTTCAATATGTCTGGCTATTGTATTAATTGCATTGCGATTAAATGTTTGCCAATGAGGTAATGAGTTATCAAAGGAAGCAGATGTGTAATGATTGTTTCCTACAGCCTTTGCTCTGTCTTCCTCAGAAAGGCAAGGAATAAAGTCAGTAACATTAGCATCTGTCTTATTGCCAGAAGCGTACAGGTATACCTCATGACCAAGAGAAGTCATCATGTTGCAAAATCCAATAATCTTTTCTGTATAAGCACAAGAACTATATTCTTTAGTTACTTCAGTATGAGGTAGGGCTACAACATGAAACCTCATTTTTTGTCTTTGCAAGGACAGACCTCTACCCATTCATGAATTAATTTATCAAGTCTATCTATTGCTGCTGTCAAAGAATCTATTGACTCTTGTACTGTATCTCTTGTTACATACCCATTAATTTCTTCTGGTGTTAAAATCTTATATTCTGGACCACCCATTTGTTTACCCCATTTCTTGTTATAGTGTTTATCGTTAATGTACTTATGAAAGTATCTTCTTACCATTACTTTATTGTATCATGGAATCTTCTCCTGGTCTAATACCTTGATTCTAAAGCCGTAAGGCTTTGCTTGCGAAGCAAGCGTATTATGTAATTGTTTTTTGATACAACTCAGGTAGGGAACTTTCATTAGTATTTTTTACTAATGCCCTCCAGAAACTTTCCTTTGAGAGTGCTGATTACCAATCCTCCACTTTATCTCAAACTCTGTAAGATTTTACCTTACGCCTTGGTCCCTACTGTAACCCTAGGTGTTGTTCCCTCTGAGAGTACACTCAGATTCTGAAAAGAGTATTTGTTTACTGCAATTTTATTTTTTGTATCGTTCCCTTTTTTCTTTGACTTGTGTTCTAAATGTTCCGTTTGGATCATGTACATGACATAATGTACCACCTCGCCATTCATCAACGATGTTTGGACAAGGCTTCATCTTCTTTGTTAATGCACTACATTTTACAGCAGTTTTTAACTTTTGTTTTTTTGCTTCTTCTTTTTTTCTTGCTTCTGCTCTGGCTTTTCTTGCAGCCTTTGTTTGCAAAATAATGTTTCCATCGTTGTCATACTCAACAGTGCTATACCTGTTGTCTTTTGATCGTACCTGCTTAATGTACATTTCTGCCCCATTCATGTGTCGTGTATCTATCTTACCATGATTGTTTAATAAGTGTCAACTATGCCTGTTTTAGAAATAGGACAAAACGGACATAAGGGACAAAAGAAGAAGGGCCCTACAAAGAGAATGGGATTAAACTCTGTAAGGCCCTTCAGGTTCTATGGAAATCACGGAGGTGAACTTCATAGAATATTAGTATAGCAGGTGTTATAACACATGTCAAACAACAGGTGTTGTTGTGATATTTCCTTCTGCGTCTATGCTTGTGACGAAAAGTTCTTCTTCTAAAATTTCTTCTGTATGGTCTGTCATGATTTCTCCTTAGTAGACTTTCACTGTTACGGTGTTGCCGTTTTTATCAATTTTTGTTACTTCTTCGTATTCCAAAGAATCTAACGAAAGTTGTTCTTTCTCTGCCATTTTAGTACCACCTATTCTTTTGAAAATGTTTCCAGGCTCCGCATGGAGTGGAATGTCGTCTTGATATGTAAGACAGCGTAGCAACCAATTGGGCTACTGCACTATCTGACTTCTTCATGCCAAGACTGCTTACTGTGCTGTCTAGCATCTGTCCAATCCCACTTGCGGTGGAAGTAGGGTTCTGAGCCTCTGGTCTCCAGGCTGACTCTTTCCCTACCAATTTGGTCAGGCATACAAACTGCTTAGGATCAAGCAATTCTTTTGCTATTTCTTTTGCAGATACCTGCTCTAGTATTGGCCTTGGCTCATATACTATTGCTGGTTCTGGACTTGCTGTATCTGTTGTAATACTCGCTTGTAAAAATACTGCTAGCAAAACTGCAATTACTGCTCTTTGCCAATTGTTTTTATTTCGCTTAATAAATCTCTCCTTTGGTTGGTGAAAAAACTGCCCCAGCCATTGATCATAGATTTACCTCCTATAGTTCGTTTCTTTCTATCATGTCGCAGATACGCTCAATGGTCCAAGAGTCTAGCCCTTCAACCTCTGAGAGTTTGTCTACGAGTTCCTCCTTGGCGTAAGTATAGCCATCTTGGAAACCTTCTTTGTACTGCTCCATTACTCTAGTTTACACCATTCTAGTAAAAAGGAAAGAGGCCCAGATTGCTCCAGGCCCTTCCTTATAGATTAATTCACAGGTGATATAGTGTGGTGTGCTGTGATTACTCTAATACTCTTAGTATACTCTTATTTATTTTTTAATGCCAAATTCTTTTTCATTAGGCTGTAATGCTTTTAGTAGTGGTCCTGCCAATGCAGCCACGAATGCGTTTGCTAATACCTTTGGATCTGTGATTCCTGCCATGTACATAGCAAGTACTGCTGCTACGGCTGCTCTAAGATATGTTGATCCAACTGCAATTAATGTTTGTTTATTCATTTTCTTTTGCCTTTCTTCTAACTGGCTTTTGATTTTGAGTCATGAGAATTATCATTATCTGTTCTACCTGGTCCTCAAGTCTATCCACAGAATCTCTGAGGCTGCTCCCACCATTTTTATGTAGTTCAGATAGATAGTGCTTGACTAGCCATCTAATTGATCCTACATAGGCAGTTACTATTGTTGTTACGGCTACGGCTAAGCCAGCCCATTCTTGTGGTGTCACTTGATTTCTCCTTGTATCCATTTGTATGTTTCAGATAATCCATACTCTAGATTTTCATCTGGAGCATATCCCAAAACACTTTTAATTAGTGCATTGTGTGAGGTTCTTGCGTGTACTCCAAGTGGCCCTGGAATATGTTTTTTAGTTAGAGTTTTGTCTGCTATATTGCAAACAATATCCACTAACTCATTTATAGACACATTTCTCTCAGAACCAATGTTGATTGGCTCAAAGTATTTGTCTTGCCTATAAAAGTCTATTGTGGCTTTAATTGCTTCATCAATGTATAGGAATGAACGATGCTGTTCACCGTTGCCCCAAATTTCTATTTCATCTGTTGCTTTTGCTACCTTGCGACAAATGGCTGCTGGAGCCTTTTCTTTGCCACCGTCCCATGTTCCATAAGGACCGTAGACATTGTGATATCTAGCAACCTTATTAGTCATGTTGTAATTCTTATTATACGCTAAGTATAATCTTTCACTAAACAACTTTTCCCAACCGTATTCTGTGTCAGGTGCAGCAGGGTAAACAGAATCTTCTTTACAGTTAATCTTGTCTGGGTCCATCTGATTATATTCAGGATACACACATGCTGTTGATGAAAAGAATATAGATTTAATTCCAACTTCGTGTGCTCGTTTTAAAACATTTACATTGATCAAAATTGAGTTGCTCATAACATCAGCATCGTTAGCACCAGTGTTGATGTATCCTGCCCCACCCATATCTGCTGCTAGTTGGTAGACCTCATCAAACTGTCTATCAATCACATTTGATACAACAAATGGATCTCTCAAATCACCAATCACAAAATGATCAGCATATGTATTCCAATGGTCTGGTGCTTTTAGATCAACACCTCTGACCCAGTATCCTTGCTCAACTAACTTCTTAACCAGGTGACTTCCTATAAATCCACCTGCTCCTAGTACTAATGCTCTTTTCATTTTGGCCCCACAATCTTTGTATTGTATGTTTGTTCCCACTCTAAGATATCAGTTTCATCATTAAGCAATGGCTGACCCTTGATATTTAGACTGGTATTTAGAAGCACTGGAACTCCTGTCATGGCGTACCAATTGGATAGCACTTCATATAGTCCTGGATGTTGTTCTTTATTTACAGTCTGTACCCTTGAAGTACCGTCTGCATGAACGACAGCAGGAATCTTATCTGGTTGCAAGCACTCAACAGTGTATTGCATATAAGGACTTGCAAAGTCCATCTTGAACCATTTGTGTGCATGTTCTTCTAAAACTACAGGAGCAAACGGTCTAAACAGTTCACGCTTCTTAATCAAGTTTACTTTATCCTTGATGTTAGGGTCTCTTGGATCTGCCAGAATTGATCTGTTACCCAAAGCCCTTGGACCATACTCAGCCTTACCTGAAGCAACAGCAACAACCTTGTCTCTAATTAGACCAGTAACGATTTGACTTACTGGATACTCTCCACCTAAATCATAGCCCAGATATGGATTTTGCCAATCTATGTGCTTTCCGTATAGGGCTGCAGCAGCACCTAAAGAACTACCTGCATCTCCTGGGTTAGGCATGATCCAGATATCTTTAAAGATGCTCCAAAGGCTTGTGTTGGCTGATGAGTTAAGGGCACAGCCTCCCATAAATACAAGATTGCTTTTGCCAGTGTTAGCCTTAGCCAAATTCATAAACTCTAATAATCTTTTTTGATATACATACTGAACGGCTGCTGCGATATCAAATCTGTCTTGCTCGTTTTCAATGACACCCCAGTCATGAATGCCTCTGTGGAAGTTATACTTCTGACATGATACTGAATCAAAGTATGAGTTAACTTTCTTGTAATGCTTTTGCCAATCACCATAAGCAGCCATACCCATCATGATGTACTCTTCCTGGTTAGGCATCAATCCTATAAGTTGAGTAAACGCTGAATAGAACAGGCCAAAACTAAAAGGGTAGATATCAGAGTAGACATGCTTAATCTTATCGCCTTCACCTACCCAAACACTGCAGGTATCCCATTCTCCAATTGCATCTAGTACAACAATTACTGCGTCATCAAATGGGCTTGTGTAATATCCTGCTGAAGCATGAGAACGATGATGACTAAAATTTTTTCTTGGCAGATCTCCCAATTCAGTACCCTCAAACCAAGGCCTTCCACCACCAAAACCACCTTTTAAGATAAGTCTTGTTTTCTTTAGTAGTGGTTTTTCGTAGTATGCGATTTGATCTGGGTAGCCGTACTGAAGAGCATCCTTGATAAGTTCTCTATTCGTGAACCAGTCGTTCTTGTTCTTGCTGTATCTTTCAGCATGTCCTGCGAAGAGAATTTTTCCATCCTGGATAAGAGATACTGATGCATCGTGAGTAGTTTCATTGATTCCTAAAATTATTGACATAGTTGATTATTCCAAAACTCTGCGATGTGTAATTGTTGATGCAATCCTGGATGTGGTTGATGAGCACCAGGACCTTTTACTCTGCCATAGTCATATGGAAACTTGTGATAATCGTAGGCATAGTCAAATATCTCTGGATACTTGTCTTTCCATTCTTGATGACAGCCTTGCCAATTTAGCATTGCATATTGATCAGGCAAATCATCTACCGTTTTTGCATTTACACCAAATTCAAAATTAGTTGGAAACTCATGCTTTGTTGTGTCTGGAACATAGTGTCTAAAGTTATCTTTAAGGAATTGTTCTTGTTCATCAGTTAGACCATTTGACCAGCAAGACCAGTATAACTTAATTCCATTTGTTTCACAGAATGCCTCTAACATTTTTATGTGATCTAAATTCTGGTAATAAACCCATTCAAATGGCAAGATCTCTTGATAGTTCCAAGGTGCTTTAGCCTTTGTCACTTTAGGACTATGATTAATGAACCATTCTTGCATTCCAGTACCCTCTGGATTTACGAAGAATAGCCTTTCAAAGTTAGCAAAGTGGGCAATGACTATTTCAGGCTTATATTGATATTGATGAATCATGCCAAAAAAACTAGAAATGACCTTATTTGCAGATGCTCCAGAGTAGGCAATAGAAGCCACAGGAGCCCCATAGAGGCCTGTAAGTAGTTGAGGCCATACTAGGTCATAGGGAAGGCCCTGTCCAAGCGTTATAGAGCATCCTAGGGCTACAATAGGGGCATGTGAGGAAAACTCTATGGTCCTTAAACCGTCACTATTCCATTTATAATCATATTCTGGTCTGGCTATCTCAGCATGTCCTGCTAATATTGGGCTAATAGAACTATAATCTTTATTAGGATTATCTCTATCTACCCCTCCATGAGGAATAACTCTTGGGCTGAACATGTCAAATAGCATTAGTAGATAAAGCCATTCTTGTTAATCTTTCTATATTTACGCCACATCTTAAACTTGTATTTTATTCTTTTTAGCATTTTGACTCTGGCCATTCTCTCCACCACATTTTTTTGCCATTATCTAATGGATACTCGTTCCATGAATATGGCTTTCCTTCTGCTTTTGGTGGGTTATCAAGATAATCCCATGTCTCTATTCCTTTTTGGTGTCTATTCCTATGAATGTAGGCACTGTATGTACTTCCTGATGTACCAACAAAAATATCTGCTTCTTGCATAACTAAGTTACAGATAAGCCCAAAGACTACCTCATCCTGAAATGGAAGGGCTTTGAAATCATCTGCAAAGTTATTCACAATGTATTCATCTAATAGAATAAACTTATGTTTATTGTCTTGAACCATTTTATGTCCTGGCTCACATGTTGAGACAACTACTGGTAAGTTGTTTCCTCCAAACTTATCTAGCCATCCCTCAAACATCTCCTGTGTTGTGTTAAACATATTGACATGATCAGATAGTCTTAGATGGATACCCTGAAAATGTCCAATAGAGTAATAAATCTTCTTGGCTAAATCTGTGTATTCTTTCTTAAACTTAACTGAAGATATTGCCTTGTTTAACTCAGGACTTCTGTCATAGAAAAATCTTGAGTACCAGCCTAATGTTAGTTTTACATGCAAGTCTTTGTCTAATGGTAATCTTTGTCTGCCCTCAGCAAATGCTATCTCATCAATTGAGATGGTTGGCTTATTGCTGTAATAGTAGTTATTCATAATATCATCAATAACAAATTGTTCCTGTTTAAAACTATCTATTTTTTCATTAATAAACATTAAGTCTGCATCAAAATCTAATAAGTCTAATAGATGTGGAAACTGATCTGGATTTGTAAAACCTTCTCTTTGTTGATTGTAAAATCTACTTGGAGTAAAGATAGCAATACTGTTTGTATTATACAAATTAGGATCAGCCTTGTATTGTGCATAATGGACTATTGCAGGAATATTTAATTCATTAGATAACCCTGCTGCAAGTTCAAGACTCATTACCTGATTTATTAAGCCTGTTGGATTATATAATTGAAAAAATAACTTCTTCATTTACATCATCTTTGGAGTATCGTCTACTGGCTTATCTTTACGGATGTGAGTGTGTAGGTATTCTGGTCCATGTTCAAAGAACCAGTGATCTGGCTCACAGAAGAAAAAGAAAGCATTTGCAACTAGATTAGTCTCTGGATTTGGAAACTTTTCTCTCCAGTGTAACTGGTCATTGCCATACATAAATAGGCCTTCGTTTTCTTCAAGCATATAAGGCTTATCTTCACCATTGACTTCTACCCATAGATCCCAGCCATCTTTTTGAAATACGCATAGATCAATGTGATATGTACAGGCATTATCATCTTTGTGTTTCCACAACTTGGCTGCGTCACCTTCATAGATGCTAAGCAAAGCCCATGACGGCATAAGCGTTGGGCTACCAAAGTATTCTCTTGCTACTTCAGTTAAATTGTGATGGATTCTATCTACTTCTGCATTACCGTGATATTGATGGCGACCAAAACCTGGCTCATATGCAGGACTATGTACCCATAAATTCATAGTATGCTTTTGAAGACTGGTTAGATCTTCCTTAGTAAGTATATTTTTTACAATAAATGGATCTTTTATTACTACTGGATATTGTTCTGACATTTTACCACTTTCCTAACGGACATGTTGCCCCTTGTAGTTTTGTTTTTGCTGTCATAAAACATCCACACTTCTTACATGTTTTTGTTACTTTAATTAGTTCTGGACAGCCTTTACATATTTCAAGCCTTGTTTTTCCTAATTGTTCATCTTCTACATACCTACTTGGATCAAGAAGGTCCCAAGGCTTTGTTTCTCCTTGAGCCTCTTTCCATTCACTCCATTTTGACATATGTGCCCCTTTTGTTATTCTATTTTACACTAAAATTTAAGATTCTGGTGGGTAAAACTCAAGTCCATCCCAAGTCCAATTTTTGTCTACTTCAGAATCCATTGGCAATTCAACAAAAACTGGATTATTTAAACAAGCATTGGTTACATCTTGGAACTTACTTCTACTTGGAACATTTATTACAGCAACAATATCTTCTTCTACAACTAGAATAAATTTTTTCATTTATATTGTTTCCACTTCTACGCCATTAATATATTTCCATCCCATTTCTACCTTTGAAGATGCTGAAACCTCAAAGCATTCTGGCTCTGAAAGCATTCCAGCAATAGTTCCTTGTCTTATAGCGTCGTCATCGTTAAGAACGATAACTGCAACGACAACACTGTTATTGTCTATCATAGCAATTTTTCTATTAGCCATTAATTTCTCCTTGTGTTTAGTATATCATTTGTAGTGTTTTGTACTAACATCCAATACAGTCACCACCAACATAGATGCAACATGCCTGTCCTGGATCATTTCCACAGTATGCAGTAGAACAATCAATTGGTGTAGGTGCTACTGGTGTTGGTGCTGGAGTTGGTGCTACTGGAGTAGGTGCTACTGGAGTAGGTGCTACGGGCACTGGTGTAGGTGCAGGTGTAGGAGCCACTGGTGTAGGAGCCACTGGTACTGGAGTAGGTGCAGGTGTAGGTGCTACAGGTGTAGGTGCTACAGGTGTAGGTGCTACAGGCACTGGTACTGGTACTGGTACTGGTGTTGGTGCTACAGGCACTGGAATAGGAACTGGTACTGGGGTTGGTGCCACTGGAACAGGTGTTGGAGCAACTGGTACAGGAATAGGCACAGGAATAGGTGTAGGTGCTACTGGCACAGGAATTGGAATAGGAATAGGAGTAGGAGCCACAGGGACAGGAGTTGGAGCCACAGGAACAGGAACTGGCACTGGGACAGGCGTAGGCGTTGGTGCTGCAACTACTCTTAGGTGTACACCTATACCACTTGGGTTACGAAATAATGGACTCACTGCTACTCCTTATTGGTTATTAAGCAAACTTACTTTGTGATGCTAGAACTGTATATGTTGCAGATGCAGTCTTTATAATTGTATAGACATACACATCTGTTGAGTTAATATTTCCTGTAGGTGCTGTTCCACCTAACCACTTAGGAGTTACTGCTACTCCATCAATAGTAAATCCATTTGGATTAACTGGTTCATATGCTGTAGCACCAATAGGTGTAACAAGAACAACAGAGATTTGCTCTCCAACAGCCATTGTTGAGTTAAGAGTTACTGTACTAGATCCACGAACATTTAGTACCCAGTCTGCTGTAGCATTTGCTGTAATAACTTCAACAGATGCTGTTAAAGTATCAATATCAACAAGTGTTGCTGCACCAGTTCCAACAATTTGAACTGTTTCTTTTGGTGATGTTAGAGTTCCATTGGTCATGTCTCCAATGCCTTCCCAGGCTGTTCCGTTGTAAAAAACGGTAGCGTTAGTATCAGCAAGGTAGGCAAACATGCCTTCTTGCACAACGCCTACTCCTAGGGCAGCGTCTCTTGCTGCAGCGTTAGCAAAGTACATGATTGTTTGATTCTGCAGGTTGAATTGAACCTGTGCTGCAGTTAGAACATCACCTGTTGTAAACAGACGATATCCTGCGTTTGGACTACCTATTGGCATCGTTTTTCTCCTTTAGTATGATAGCGTGTTAGTGTTTTGTGGAACAGTGTCTCCAAGTATACCTTGAAGTTCTGAATCTAGTATAAAGCCCTGGATTAAAGGCTCAGCAGTTAGCAGTTTAGTTGTCCAGGTATTTGGAGTAATGTCGTGCTGCACTCCTTGAATGAACAACTCTTTTGTAACATTGCTGCCACCAGACATTGTTTTTTCCACAAAAACAAGGTTATAGATATCTGAAGACAGGTTAATAATAAGATTTAATTGACTAATGTCTGCATAGTTATTTACAGTAATAGAATCAATTCTTAAATCTGCATTTTTACGAGAAGCCAATAGTGTTCTGGCTTGATCATTTGCCTCTTGATCTGTTTGTACAAGAATTCCTGTTCTTTGACCTGATTTAGTAAAGAACCTTTCCTTACTTAATGGGTCTGTAACTGTTTGAGGTACAGGATCAGGACCAATGTTATCGTCATATCTTGTAACCGTAACATCATTAAGAACTAGTTGATCATCATATGCAAAATCAATGCTTTGATATAGAAAGACTCCAGGTGCTCCTGTATCTGAATAAATTCTAACTGGAGCATCTGCTCTTTCAATAACAGTATCACGATCAAAGAAAAGGGTTTTTCCAGACCTCTGCATAAAGAAAGCACCAAACTCAGATTGTTCAATTGTCTGAATAGCAGCCAAAACTGATCTGGCTCCTCCTGGATCTGCTTGCATAGTAGACTGTCCTGGGAATGTAGTTCTCATAGATGCTGGGAAACCAGCAAAGTTTAATAATTCCTCTACTCTAGTACCAGATAGTTGTCCTGCAGTACATCCAGGAACTGGAGAAACACCAGTAGAAACATTGTTTAAAAGTCTAAATCCATCAACACATTGCAAAACAACTGTTGATGTTGTGTTTACACCTTCGTAGAAACCAGTATCATATGAACTTATATATCCAGAAAACAAGTTAATTTCATCAGTTGATCCTTCAAATGGTAAGGCATAGATTCTTATCTTGCGTAGTGGTACTACCTTTGAACTATCTGTTACTGGATCCCAGTATGGACTTGATTGGTTCTGAGGATTAAAGTCTGAATTAGGATCATTTAGCGTTACCGTCGCAGTTCCAACCTCAAAGTTAGAAAGGATACGGTTACGACCTCTACGAGTAGAAACTTTTAGTACTTGACTAGATATATCTACAATGTCTGCAGCCTGATCTCCTAAGATATTTGTGTCTAAAATTCCATAAACTGGATCATTAAGAATAAGAGGATATCCAAAGGATGCTCCATTAGCAAAGTCAATTTCTACTTTTAATACTGGTGCTGCCATTTTATATTGCCTCTAGCGTTAGTGTTTGACCATTGTACTGACCACGCAAAAGTCCATTTCTAACTGTTGCAACTAAATCGTTTTCAGTAGTTACTGATCCATTAACTGTTAAATTAACTGTTGTGTTGCCACTAGAACTTGACATTCCGCCAGCCATTAGGCTCTTAGAATTATCCATAGTGATTGAGTTTCTGAATCTAAATCTTTCATCATAGTCTTGTGAACCAAGCATCGCTAAAGTTGCTGCCTGATCTGCTGCTTCCTTAGCCTTAAATGCTGCCAATGATGATGATATTCTAACTGCTTCTTCTGCTGCTCTTAATTGGGCTGCTATAGATGCTGCACCAATTGCTCCAGACTCTTCTGATGCAAGAGCACTTGGAGTAACTCCTGCTGCTGCAAGGGCTGCTTTTGTTTCATCTCCAGTTGCTTTTGCTACTGCATACGCAATTGCTGATGCTGCAGACTCTGCTGCTTTAGTTGCTGATGCTGCTGCTGCTGTTGTTGCTGCAGTAGTTGCTGAACTTGATGAAGAAGATGATGATGACGAACTTGAAGAACTTGAAGAACTAGAAGAAGTTCCTTTATTTCCAAGGGCTGCTTGATATGCTAGAAGTGCTGCTAAAGCATTCTTCCAACCTATTTCTGCTGCCTTTGCAGGATCAATCAGGCTACCTGAATAAGAAACAGGGCTACCTATTTGCTTAATATACTCAACAACTTGATCAGTGGACAACTTCCACTTATCCATTAACTTCTGAACTTCTTTATCTTCTAACTTACCGTCATTTACAACACCAACAAAGTCAGCATACATTCTGACCTGTTGTTCAGTCATGCTCCACTTTGTCTTAAGTTTGTCTATTTCAATAGTGTCTAGTACACCATCATTTAGGGCTACAAAGAAATCAAGATACTTTGCTGCTTGTTCTTTAGTGCTGCCCCAAGACATAGCAAGTTTAGTAACTTCATCATCAGATATTGTTCCATCTTGAACAATTTGGAACTGAAGTATATAAGCCTTAACAGCCTCAGTTGTGGTGCCCCACTTTGCTGCAAGTACAGCAATTGCTGATGGCAACTTATCATCTGATAGAGCCAAAATCTTAAGGATATCGTTGTATCGCTCTGCAAGATCATTCTTAACCTTTTGCAATAATACTTCTTCTTTTAATGTCTTAAGAAGTGACAGATTAATCTTGTCTAATTTTTCTTGTCTTTCATTAAGTGCTATAGCAGCATTGATTTGAACTAGTTTTTCATCATCGCCTGAAAGAAGTTTGACACCTGCTCTATCAGCAAGTTTCTTATTTAACTTAGCATAATCTGCTTCAAACTTTGCTCTTTTCTTGTCTTCAGCAAGAGATCTTGCCTTCATAGATGCCAATAGTTTTTCTAGTTCTATTTCTTCTTTAGTCTTATTTATTTTTTTATCTTGTGAGGCTCTATAAGCATTTAAAGCATCATCCATAGATGTAGTTGCTTTTTCTGCCTTCCAGAATGAATATGCAACTGCTTGTGCATCTTCAGACAGTTTCTTTGCACCACTATCACCAGTAAGTTTCTTAATGATCCAATCAAGGGCTTCCATAGTAGCAATAAACAAAAGAATTTGCTTAAAATATTTTGCAAGAAAAGCCATTGCTGTTTTAAGTGTTGCTCCAAGTCTAATTAAAGCAAGATTCATTAAACTTACACTGCCAGCACCTGTCTTCATAGCAACACCAAGCAACTGAGTAGAAACGCTTAGTCTATATGTTGCAACGGTGTCTGCAATCATTGCTGTGGTTTTTGCTCTAACTGCTAAACTTAGTTTTGCCATCCATCCTGCTGCTATAGCACTACCAGTTGCATTTGCACCCTGGGCTGCTGCGTTTGTTAAACCTGCTGCTGCTGCTTGAGTAAGTGCTGTTGCACCTGCTTTTGATACAATACCAAGGGCAGTAAATGCTGCATTATAAAGCATACCCAACTTAGTAACAACTGCTAAAGCAACTCCAATTTGAATCCATCCAGCAATACCAAGTGGAAGAATATCGTTAATTCCTTGAATAACATTATAAATATTTGTAAATGCACGAACTATTTCTTTAATGTTTTCTACGCCACTCATCAACGCATTTTGAAGTTTATATTCATTTAAGAATACAAAGTAGTCAAGTTGAGGAATAACCGTGTTTTGAAGATATAAAGCAAAAGTAACTAAAGCAGGAATCATTGCTGATCCAACTGAATCTGCTATTTGGTTAAAACTTAACCTTAGTCTTTCTAATGTTCCTGAAAATGTATTTGCTGCAGCATCTGCCTGACCAGAACTTATTCTGGCTAGTTGAACTAATATTGCTCCAAGGTCTTTTGACTTAATAGCAGCAGCATCAAGAGGAAGTCCAAGTCTTGTTAGTCCTGCAAAGTTTCCATTTACTGCTCTTGAAAGTGCCAAAGAAACTGCACCTAAATCTTTGCCACTGGCTGCTGAAACATCTGTGGCAAGAGTAAGTAATCCTTGTGCTTGTGTTAAATCTCCTGTTGCTGTAACCAATGTCTGAAGAGCAGGAATTAACTTTTCATTATCAATTGCAACTTGTAGTTCAAGACTATCTAAATACTTAGCATTAGCAGCAATAGCATCTTCTGTGGCACCTGTTGTGTTGCGTAAAGCAACTGCTAAGGCTGCTTGTTGCTTTTCATCTGCTGCTGCACCTCTTACTGCATCAATTGCTAGTTTAGAAGCAAAGGCAGCAGTGGCTGCACCAACTAAAGCAAAAGATCGTGATGCTTTTCTGCCAAAGGCATCAATGTTTTGCCCAAGTTTCTTAATGTCCTTTTGAGCCTGTTTAGATCCTTTATCAGAATATTGGGAGAGAATCCGTGCTACTACTGCACCTGTTGCCATGCTATGATCTCTCCTTGTCTAAATTTTGTTGTAATTTTAACTTTGCCACTTCTAATGCATTAAAGACATTATTAATTATTCTGTCTCTGTTCTTGTCTACTGATTTCCAGATTAAACGAGATGCTTGTGACTCTTTCTTCTCAAGGTTACTAATAAATGTACCAGTTCCCTTGCCTTTTCTACCTGACAATTCATATATTACACCTGCTGCTGATCTGTTTTTCAACGCTCCCGCAGAAGTTGTATAATCTTTTCTTACTTTACCCTCAGCCTTTGTGGAGGATATTCCTGCCTTAATAATACTCTGGTCCCATGCAGGCCATCCTGCACCACCACGACTGCGAGGTTTAAGTGGAGGCTGTGTGTTCCACCCACTAAGAGGTGGATCACCAGCAACAAATCCTTGAGCATCTTTTTTAGCATTAGCAAGTTCAGAGTTAATAACCTTAGTGAACTCTTTGACTGCTTGCTTATCAAAAGACTGTAATGCTTGTAGTGTCTCTTTAACACCTGTTAACACTATTGCATCATTGCTCACGATTAGCCCACATTCTTGTTTTTTTCTTTAATGTAAATAACGATTGCTTCAAGTACACCATCTGGTGCATCAAGCAAATCATTTGGAGATAAGCCAGTCTCCACAGAGATCATTGCTACCGTATAGGTTAGGCTGTCTCTGTGGATTCTGAATTTGGGTCAGTTTCTAGTTCCACACTCTCTAGTGTGTCTAAGAAAGCATCGCCAAAAGGCTTTACAACCTTACCACTGTCCTTCATCGCTGACCAAGCCAGGAAGTAGATATGCTCCATTTTCTGGTCTTCTGTTAGCAACTTAGCAAAGCCTCTATTGTACTTTGTTTCAAATGCAACAAGAGTCTTTGGACGAAGTGAGTATACTCCTTCATCTCCGTCTGATGTTTTTACTTTTATCTTTAGTCCATCCATTTTTTGCCCCTTTTCATAGGTTTAGTTGTTTTATATTTAACACTATGGAGTTACATCCTTAGTGATAGCCCCAGATATAGGCCAGTTCGCAACAATAGTGCTCAGGCCTCCAACAGATGCGTTGAGTGGTGTCCACTCAGTAACTAATGCATCAAATCTATATTCTGGATTTGTACTAGATATTGGTGCGTTTAAGGCTCTTACGGCACAGGCAACTTTTGTACCTACTCTTGAGGCAACACCTGTATATCCATTAAAGAATTCTTCAAGTGTTAAAGTTGTTCCTGAACCGTATTCTGTAGTAAGGTCTTGATAAAATTCAAAACTTACTGAGTTAGTCCCAACACCAGCAATTACTTCCTTGTAGATTACTCCATCTTTAACTGGCGTAACATCAAGAACATCATGTACTGTAGAAATAGTTATGCTTGAAATTAAGTCGCTGAAATCATAGACTCCTTCAAACACAACTGTTGCATTAGTTAAGACTAGTTTTGACATATTAAGGTGTTACATCCTGAATGACTGCTCCTGTGATTGGCCATGTAACTGATGCAGTGGCTAGTTCGCCTACAGCACCATTCAAGGCTGTCCACTCTGAAACAATTGCGTTAAATTGATATTCAGGATTGCTTGCAGAGATTGCACCATTTACTGGTTGAATTCTTACTGCTACTTCTGTACCCAATAGTGGGTAAATTGTTGAGTTTACTGATCCCGCTGCAAAATCCTGATGGAACTCAAGTGTTACTGAGTTGTCAACAAGTCCTGCAATACGAGTCTTTGCTGCTGCTGGAACATTTCCGCCTTTGAATGCAGTTGTTTCCAAAACATCATATGTGCTTCCAAGCGTTACTGATGCAATATGATCTGCGAGGCTCACGCCTGCAATTGTTACTTCAACATTGGTTAGTACTAATCTGGCCATTGTTATTTATCTCCTTGTTCGTTATTTACTGAGTTAAAAACAGAAACTTTTGGTTCCTGCTGTGTTGCTTGTGGTACTGCTGGTGTTGCTTTTACTGCATTTGCGGATACAATATGACCTGCTGCAAGAAGATGTTCAACACTTCCACCTGCACTAAGTATATCATCTTTGGTAAGTTTCTCATCTTTTACCTTACCGCAAACTGTTGTGTTTGAGATTACTGTATATTCCATTGCTTCTCCTTAGCCCCAGATTGTGAGGTTATAGCGATATGATAAGAAAGACTGCTCACCAGAAGTATATGTACCACTTTCTGCACTTATAACTCTGAGTGTATCAACAAGGCCACCTAATGATCTATCTGATTCTATAGCAGTTTTAATGGAACCTGTTCCACTACCTGCCAAGAATAAATCAAGTTTGTCTTGTCCACTTCTTTCTGATATTCTTTGAACAATCACAAAAACATCAACAGATGCTTGGTCTAAACCACGAGCATTGTCAATGTCAAATGTGAAATCTAGTTGTCCTACTACTGCACATGGCGGAACAATAACATCTGGAAGCAAGTCATAAACTCGCAAGTTTGTTATTGTTTGTAGATTTGCTTTTAATGCATCTCTTACGCCATTGATATTGGAAATAGCCATTAGTATGCCAATCCAAAGTTTCTACGATATGTCTTTAGAAGCATCTCAACATCTGGATCTAGACGAGAGTTCAAACGAACTGTTCCTAGTTCTACAGATCCTGCAATACCAAATGGAGATTGCTTTCTAACAAATAATCTTGATGCCTGAATCTTACAGGCTAATTCTACTTCGTAAGGTACTGCTTTGAAACCCCAGACTCCAGTTATTTTAACTGTCTGAGGAAAGAAGTAAGGAAAGACATATGTCTGAATTGCTAATAGTCTTGTTATTGGCATACCTACTTCTGGATTATTAACAGGCTCATACATAATGTCTGTGTCTAAGTTCCAGACTTGTGTGAATGGTCCAGACTGATTTGCTCTTGATCTTACTTCTGTTGGTTCAATAAGGTCATCTATCTCTAGATACCATGGACTTAGAGGTGTGTAATATTTAGTTACAGGTGCTGCCAATGTACCTTCTTGATAGAAAGATCTCTGGCAATACTCGTCAATCATACGGCTTGCAGCAAGAATCGCTGCTTGGATATCATTATCATCCAGGCTGTCTTCAATCTGCAGTGCATTTCTCACATCTGCTAAAGTCGTATAGACATTATTAGGCTGTGAACTCTGTGCAAGCGTAGGTCTGCTCATTTATTCCTCTTCTCCAATTTAGGCAACATAGCCTTCTCCATCTTAGGAGTAGCACTTGCTGTCTCTTTTTTAATCTTAAAGATATTCTTAATTCTTTTCATAACTTCCTTTTTTTAAATGAAGGACGGACCCGTAAACGGGGCAGTCTTTAGGTCCGTCCTCCACCTTAGATTACTCTAAGTATTATATAGGGTTAACTATATAAATTAGAATGTAGGTGCTACTAGACCTGTTCCAAGGATTCTTGAAACTGCTCCTGGGTAACGACCAGCAGTAAATGCTGCGTATCCGTAGACTACAGACTTGATTGTGAGTGAGCCTGCACCAGTTGCATCAAAGTTCAATGCGAATGGTGATCCTGGCTGCTCCCATAGGTGTAGTTCATTTGCATTTACGCAATAGATCTTGTCTTCAGTTCCTGAAGCACCACCGTCTGTTGAAACATTTGCATCTGCGATGATTGGAAGACCAAACATTGTGTAACCTGAGTTACCGTATGCTGCTGCTCCTGCACCTGTTGCAATTGCGTTCATTGGGCCGTTTAGGGCTGGAAGTACTAGTGGACGCTTTGATCCGTCAACTGCTGCTAACAAGAATGCTAGACGGCGTGGGTGCATTACCCAGTGTGTTGGGTTCATGTACACATTTGTCTGAATCTTCTGGTAGGCATCTGCCAACTTTGGATATAGGTCTTCAACTGATGGGCTTGCATCATTGTATGTAACATCGTTGATGCCAGGTGTACCGTTAAAGCCTAGGATTGCACCTGATGTTCCATCACCATTGATGATCTGGTTGTCAAGTGTTGTGTGCCATCCACGGATCAAGTCCTGAATGATGAATTGGTCAATACCTGTACCACGCTCAATAGCCTGCTTTGAGATATCCTGTTGACCTGCGATTGTACGAACATTCACAGTCAATAGTGTATCGTCAGCATTTGTATTTGAGATAGCATCATTTTCCGCAGCCTGAACTGCTGTTGATGTACCTGTAGTCATGCGTGAGATATTTAGTGTCATACCTGCTGCTGGAAGAGCCATCTTGTTTGTTGCGAAGTCTGCTGTTGGGCGACCTGCACGAGCAAGTGGTGCTGCTAGATCAACTAGGTATTGTGGAATTACGAGACCAGCAAAGTTGCCAGTTCCTACTGCACGACGCTCAACTTCCTCTTCACGAGTGTGACGAGCAAGACGCTCTGCTGCTGCATAGTCATTGCTGAACTTTGCTGCAAATGCATCCTTTACGAATGATGCTTCACCTTCTGGTGAGTATGTACGATTTTCACGAGTTACCTTTGTTCCGCCAACCTTTGGCATTGCAACTTCAGCAACTGATGATCGTGCTTCTGCAGCCTTAGCATCTGCTGATGCTTGTGCAGTTAACTTTTCAATCTTTGAATCTAGTGAGCGTGACTCTTCAACCAAGGTATCAACCTTTGCTGATTCATCTTCTGTAAGGTCTGTACGGTTCTCTGCGGCAACTGCCTCAAGAACTTCGTCCAACTCTGCCTTAACTGCATCACGGCGTTCAATTACTTTGTCTAAATAAGACATTTATTGTTCTCCTTTGTGAGTATTTTTAAGTTTGAGGTGGTGGTTACGGGTTTCACGACGCTTACGGGTGTGAGCCTAACTCCGACTTCAGTCCTATCTTGTGGATAGGAATATTATTTTATTGTGTTTCTCTTTGCTTGTGCTAAGCGTAGAGACATTGATCTTGGCATGTTATCTGGCAAGAAGTTTAGTACTGATGGAAAATCTCCAACAATCTTTCCACCTTGACCAGGAACATCTACTACATCTATAACATTGGCATTTTCTTCTTGTGCTTCTGGAAGTGGATCAATGTATGTTAGTTCAGACATTTTGTGTCCAACAAGAGTGTCAGTTGCTTCCCAGCCACTTTCTACTTCTCTGTATACACGAATTAGAACTGCTGGATCTCCTTCTTCTGCTGTTATGCTGAAATCTGAGTTAGGAACATTGATAGATCCTTCTGTCTTGATTTCTACAATACGGCCTCTTGCGATTCCGCCAGATGAGTTCCAACGAACAAAATCTCCAACTTCTTCACGCTTAGACATTTCATAATCTTCGTCTAGTTCAACTTCTTCTAATGGAGACATAGAGTCGTCTTCCATCTCACCTTCACCAAACAGCATAGACATTACTTCTACTGCCTTCATGATGTATTCGTGTCCTTCAGATAAGTCTCCAAAGATTTGCTTTAATACTAATAGTGATTCGCCTGTTATTTCTCTGCCTGCCTTGATTTCATGCATGGCTCTCTTAATTGCTTCTCTAGCCTCTACAGAAGTTGCAGTATATGCAGGATATGTGACGATTGATACATCTCCATCAGCCAAGGATACCTCAGTAAGGGTTCTTTCTGAACGGTCTTTGCTCCAGTTTTGACGGATAACTCTGAATGCAAAAGACATTTGATCAACATCTCCACGCTCAACAAGAGTATATAGGTCTCTTGCTTCTTGTGTGTTTGCTAGTTCTGCTTCAAAGAATAGTCCTTTTTCATCTTCAGACAATCTCATTGTACCGTTTTTGGTTCTGGCCATAGGTAATCCTTCGTGGTTAACCAATAAACGAACATCTGGTGTCTCAGATAGTGTCTTTCTGAATGCACCTGGTGCAATCTTTTCAATAAATGGCAGAGGAACAGATGCTTCGTTAAACACAGCAGCGTAGCCTGCCATACGCATAGTACCGTCGTCTGCCTGTCTTGCCTCTATGTCTCTGACCGTAAAGGTACGGCGTTCTGTCTTTTTCATCTTGCTCCTTGCTTTATTAGTTTCATTATCTAATTTATCAATTTGGCGTTGTGCCCAGTCCTGAGCAGCATCATCAAAGTTTGAATTTCCGCCCCATAGCAACCAAGCAACTAATCCTGCACCAGGATATCCTGGATCTGAGGAATCTTTATTCTGTGGTGCTTGTCCATCTGCCTTGTGTCTTGCGAACCAAGGGGCCATCTTCCTTACTTTATCATCAGAGATACGACCTGCTGCCATCTCTCTTGCTGCTCTCTTGGTACCTTCAGTTAAACCGTCGCCACCAAAACCTTCTTGCAAGTAATCTAATCCTCTTTGTGCATTATCTCTAATGAACTGTGGAACATTGTCTACTGGCATTACTCCTTGACCTCATCACTGTAAGCAGCCTTTGGATCTGTTGGATCAACTAGGGATACTTGCTGTAGTTGTGCTGAAGGAAGTCCTGTATGATTTAGATCTGTCATATCTAGCATCTTAGCAACATCATCTGGGTTGTAACCAACCTGTACCAAGATAGATGCAATCTCAGCCTTCATCTTATCTCCAACAAGTGGTGCCTGTGAAGCATCAATATTTTGTAGAGGAAGTCTGTACTGATCTCCTGGATCACCAAGTGATGATAAGTCTTCGTAGTTGCGTACATCGTTTAGTGACAAGAAGCCTTCTCTTAGTCCCTTTGTGTATGCATCAAAACGCTCAATTGTAGTACCACGCAAAAGTGCATCAAGATTAAAGCGAATAAATCCATCTGACTCAGGAAGTAGTGGAGATAGTGCTTGTTCCAAACGCTCTAGCAATGAACGCAATGAATATTGTACAAATGAAAGGTTCTGTGCTTCTACAGATGAGTAAGACATAGCACCTGCAACAGGGTGTCCTAGCAGTGTTAGTGGAACACGGAAGATTCTTGCAATGTCTTCAACATTAAACTTTCTTGCTTCAAGTAGTTGTGCATCTTGTGCATTTAATGATAGTGGCTTAAATGATGCACCACCAGAAAGAATTCCAACCTTACCTGCCATGTATGGACCTGAGTGTGATTCTTGCCAGTTACGAGCAATATCTCCTGCTTGTTCTGCGTTTAATTCTCCTGCAACTTCAATAACTCCACCAGGATTAGCAGCGTTACCAAAATATGATGCAGCGTATGTATCAGAAGCCTGTGCAATACCAACAGACATACGGCAAGCACCAATTGGGCTTAAGCCATAGTATGATCCTGGCATTCTAAATAGTGGAATATGAAGAACTTCGTTACTTGTTAGAATTTGATCATATAGATTATTATCTAGATCTTTAACTCTATAGACAAGTGGCTCTCCTGGGACAGGTCTTTCAATTCTTACTTCATTTGGGTTTAGTACAAATAGTTCTGTTACTTCGTTGTTCTCATCTCGTACCGTCAAAATAAATGCGTTACCGTGTAGATGTAAGGATGTGATAACTTGCTCAATGAATTCTAGTCTTGTTTGTTCTGGGTTTGGATTGTTTACCCATGTTGGAACTTCTCCATAAACTGATGCATAAGATAAACGATTGCGTCCTCTGCGTACATAAGCACCCATTGGCAATGAAGAAATAGTATCTCCAAGTAGTCTTACACATGCATAAACTGTAGATGTGCGAATGGCAGACTCTGTGTCAACATATGTACCTGTATTGGCTACACCAAACAAAGGACGAGGTGGGATCAATGGAAGTATGTACTGACTGTTCATGTCTCTGGCTTCGCCAGATGCCTTTAGTCTTTTAGATAGACTCATTTGATTACCTTTTTCCCTTAGTTAATTTTACCATGTTGTTATAGCACTTCGCTTCCAAGTATCTGTTGCTATGCAGATATAGATGTAGTCTGCATCCCAGGCAATTTCTCCAACTGTTCCTGTAGCAGATGCTGAGGCTGGAGTCTTGGTTTTAATCTCAAGATTTCCATTAATCTTAACTCTTCCACCAAGACCACCAGTGTTATCAAATGCACCAAATATCAGTGGAGTTGTAGTGTTTGTATTAGAGATATAGAGTCTGTCAGAGTTTGTCTCATTAACTCCTGCTTGATATCCAAGGAACACACTGCGATTAAGGATAGCACCAGTAGAAGATCTTCCTGCTTGATAGCCAATCATTGTGTTGTTTTCGCCCTGATAACTTAACTGATAGGCTCCTCTACCAACTAAAGTATTTCTGCTGGCATTGAGAACTGTTGCAACTGGTACACTAAACCCTGATCCAGTATCAAGACCTGAAGGAATAAATCCTGGAGTTAATTGTAGACTATCTCCAACAATAAATCCTGCTCCAGCAAAGTTAATAGTTACACTTGTAACTGCTCCACCAGATACTACGATGGCAACCTCAACAGGAGTTCCAGAAAATGTTCTTGCAGGAAATACAGCAACATTTGAATATGTTCCATCAGTATAGCCTGATCCACCTGTTATTGTTCCAAGTGTTACAACTCCAGTACCAGTAAACTGTGCAGTACCTTGTCCTACAGCAACATTGTCAGTAGATGAACCAGCAGACGGCATCGCTCCATTACCAATTCCAACAGATGCATATACTCCAGGTCCTGCAATACCTGCTAAAGCATTAGAGCCAACGGCTACAAGTCCACTTCCAGATGTTGCGCTTGATGCTGCATTGAATCCAATAGCAGTAACACCACTTCCAGTTGTAAGACTTCTTGCTACTCCAGACCCTATAGCAGTATTTCCAATACCAGTAGTAGCAGCAAGAAGTGCGTTATGTCCAATTGCTGTAATGTCTACTGCAGTAGTAATATCTCTAGCAGCAAAGTTACCAATAGCCACATTGCGTGTTCCAGAAGTATTGTCTTGTAATGCTGCTGCTCCAATTGCAATTAGATTGCTTGCTGTTGTGTTTGCATCAAGTGAACCAGAACCAATAGATATGTTGTTGCTTCCAGTAGTATTAGCAAACAAAGCAGCCTGACCAATTGCAATGTTATCGCTTCCAGTGTTAGCACCTAAAGCATTTGCTCCAATTGCTGTATTACTGTTTCCTGTAATATTTGCATCAAGTGCTCCAGCACCAAAGGCTGTATTGCGACTACCAGTTGTATTTAGTGTAAGAGCATCAGGACCAACTGCTGTGTTTGCGTTTCCAGTTGTATTTGAAGTAAGTGCTCTATATCCAATTGCTACTTGACCAGATACAGTTGTTACGGCATTAAGTGCACGATCACCAATAGCAAGATTTGCGCTACCTGTAGTGTTATTTTCTAGTGCTTGGAATCCAATTGCTATATTTTGTGCACCAAATGTATTTAATCTTAATGCCTGTGCTCCAATTGCTATCTGATTGTCTGTTGTTGTAGAAGCATCAAGAGAACTATTACCAATAGAAATATTGTTGTTGCCTGTTGTATTGCTTTGTAGTGCTGCTCCACCAATAGCAATATTTCCAATACCAGTAGTATTATCCATTAATGTAAAGTTACCAATAGCAGTATTGTCGTTACCTGATGTACCAAATCTCATGGCATCAGAACCAATGACTAAGTTATTGTTTCCATCTGTAAGATTTTCTAAAGCACGAGAACCAATTGATAGATTCTGATTACCTGTTGTTAATGCTTGTAGTCCAGAGTTTGGACCAAATCTCAAGTTACCAAAACCAGAACCTGTACCTGTGTTAATATCAACAGTTTGTACGGTAATTCCACTTGTAAACACTGGATTACCAGTACTCATTACAAATGTTGATCCCGTTCCAGTTTGTGAAAATATAGATGATGTTCCTGATACGGATCTTATTGGTCCCGCAGTTAAATCGCCACCACCAGGTCCTGTCGCACCAGTGGCACCTGTAGCACCTGTGGTTCCTACTCCTGTAGGACCAGTTGGGCCTGTGACACCAGTATCACCAGTTACTCCTTGAGGTCCTGTTGGACCAGTAGCACCCGTTGCTCCAGTATCTCCTGTGACACCAGTTGGCCCTGTAGGGCCTGTGTCTCCAGTTACACCTTGTGAACCAGTAGCACCTGTGGCACCAACGGGACCAGTAACACCAGTAACACCAATGTCTCCAGTAACGCCTTGTGGTCCAGTAGCACCTGTAGCACCAGTATCTCCAGTAACTCCTGTTACGCCTGTGGCACCTGTAGGTCCTGTGGCTCCTGTACTTCCTGTGGCACCAACTGGGCCTGTCGCTCCCGTAGGGCCAACGATACCTGCACTAAAGACTACAAAAAGAACATCATGGTTATTAGCAAAGTTAGTTGTTCCTGTTCCACCTGATGTTACAAGTGTTACTGGAATCTCAATATATCCTGTTTGTAATGTTGGTGTAGCAGATACTGTAAACTTTTGGAAGTTACCAGAAACATTGCTGTCTTGAATAATTAAAGTATCGTTTGTCTTAATCAAAGCCAAGAAGATATCAATATCAAATCCATCTAAATCAATATGGCTTACATTGATTTGTGTTGCATTAATCTGTGTTGCGTTGTTATAAATAATATGTGTGTTGCCAGGATCACCTGATGTAGATGTAGTCTTGATTTTGTAATCATAGAAACTAGATGATCCACCGTCTGCTCCTGTGGCTCCTGTAGGTCCCGTCGCTCCTGTGGCACCAGTACTTCCTGTTGCTCCAGTACTTCCACTTGGTCCTGTAACTCCTGTAGGACCTGTATCTCCAGTGACTCCTTGAGCACCTGTAGAGCCTGTTGCTCCAACTGGACCTGTTACTCCAGTTGCTCCAGTGTCGCCAGTTACTCCTTGTGGACCAGTAGAACCTGTTGCGCCAACGGGTCCTGTAACTCCTGTTGCACCTGATGGACCTGTTGGTCCAATATCTCCAGTTACTCCAGTAGCACCAGTTGGACCTGTATCGCCAGTGACACCTTGAGGCCCTGTAGGGCCAGTATCACCAGTAACACCAGTTGGTCCAGTTGCTCCAGTACTTCCTGTAACACCTTGAGGTCCAGTTACACCTGTAACTCCAGTAGGTCCTGTTGGACCCACATCTCCAGTTACTCCTGTAGGACCTGTAGGGCCAGTCTGTCCAATTGGACCTGTAACTCCTGTAGGGCCTTCATCGCCTGTAATGCCTTGTGGACCAGTACTTCCTGTTGCTCCAACTGGGCCAGTAGAACCTGTAGGTCCAGTCTGTCCAGTTACGCCAATTGGTCCTGTGGCTCCAGTTGCTCCTGTAGGACCAGCAACACCAACTGCACCTGCAAGATTTACTTCCCATGATGCGTATGTTCCAGTACCTGTAAATGAGGTTACTGTAAAAGTTAAAATTCCTGTGATTTGTGAATATGAAGTTACATCACCAATCATCAAATTGCTTGAATCAAATGCAACTACAACTGTTTGACCAATTGAGTAATCTACATTTGTATCAACAAGTGTGAATGTCTTTGAACCAGAACCAATGGCTACGCTACTTAGAGATGTTGTTGCATATGTATCTCCGTCTGCTCCTGATACACCAGTTGCTCCTGTTGGTCCCGTTTGACCAGTGGCTCCAATAGGGCCTGTGCTTCCTACAGGGCCTGTGGCTCCTGTTAATCCTTGTGGTCCAGTTGGACCTGTGCTTCCTACGGGTCCTGTAACACCTGTTGGTCCTACATCACCTGTAACACCTTGAGGACCTGTCGCACCAGTTGATCCAGTTTGACCTACGGGTCCTGTAACTCCTGTTGCACCTGATGGTCCAGTACTTCCTGTTGCTCCTGTTGATCCAGT